GAGCCATCATAGCTTGAGTTAACCAAAATACTCTGAACTTCTTCATGTGGAAGTAGCCCTTCATCTCCCATAGGCATAGCATTGTAGCAATCTTGCAAACCAGCTTCTTTCCCACTTCCAAATGCCTTTAGCCCTCTGGCAATATCATTGTAAGAACTTTCAAACTCTTTCATCTCAATCTCCCATATCATCAAGGTCTGAAATTTCTTCTTCCACATTATCTTTGTCTAATCCATCAACTTCAAGCTGAATCGCCCTAAGCCAATCATTAGCACCTTCAGTGTTACGATAGAATATTTCAAGCTGATAGAGAGCAGCTTTCAGCAATAGCTCTGGAACCTCAAGAGTCCAATAGTTCTCTTGATCATCATCAGATAAAACTGCCTGGTTAAACATTCCAAGCACTTCAACTACATAATCACTATCACAGGGCGGAGCAACTATGATCCCACGATAGTTATACTTTGCATCTGTCTCAGCATTGTTTAATCCCAAGAATGTGCCAAGTGAATTTTGTGCTGTTGTTTCAAGAGCTCTCATATTTGCTGGAGCATAATACAAAGGTTGGCCAACTTCAGCAGCAGATACTAATCCACTATAATATTCTTTAAGATCTTTCAGCGAGCATTTTTCCAGCAACACACGTTCTTCACTATTATTAACCCAAACTTCCAAAATCGCTCTGCATCTCTGTTGGAATGTGATAGCATATTGGCCACTAGCCAAAGCAAAAAACAATGTTGCTTTGGTTTCTGGCACAGTTAGCAACCTATCCAGATAATTCTGTCCAGCATTTATGAAAAAATCTGCTCCATTATCTGCCCAGGTAGAGGTATTCGACACCAGATCATACCTTCCACTAAGCTCCACAAACTTTCTTCTCAGCTCAACAAGTGTCATTTATCCTCCACTCTGTTTAAAAATTGAACATAGTGACAGACCACCACAGCATCTGTCACCATGAGTTAGTTGTTACGCCGGAGTGCCATTGTCAGTGTTAAAGCCACTCAGGTACGCAAATGTGGTAGGATGATGAATCTCAAGACCACACTCAGTCAGATATTCCTCATCTGTGCCATCAATCCTATTCCGCCCAGTGTTCTGCTTTTCAGCATCAGCATAAAATGTAGTATCAGTAATATACTTATACTTCAAATTACTCATATCCAAGCAGACCATGCTGTTGCGGTTAGTTGTTTCATACGAAAACAACGGGTGAGTTTTCATATAAATAGTACCAAACGGAGTAACCCATTCCATTACTTTAATACCATAGCTCTTGGTCTGTGGGGTAAAAGTGTAGTTACCATAAGCCTTAACCAGCTTGTTAATGCCAAGGATAACACCACTACCACAAATCGCAAGACGTTCGCTGGAACCATAGCGGAATAAGGTCTCCAACTGGGTATCCAACCATTCCTCACCTTTATCTACCCAATAGCTATTGGTGAAATCGCTTGAAGTGGAAAAGTCAGAATTAACTGCACCATTAGCAAGCATAAAAGGAATAATACCATCAGTAGTTCTCTCAGGCTTTCCATTAGCACCTGTCAACTCGCTCTTAACAGACCACAAGAAGGCTTTCTCCATCTCAATACCATGCAGCTGGAGTGCCTCACGTTTGCTTTCTTCATACTGAGCCTTCGTCCGTAACTTGGTAAGTCTGGCAGTACGAGTGATACTTAGTGAAGTGCGGAAGATTTGAGTGTAGTTATAAAACTTGGTCGGGCTGTAGCTGATAGCAGAAGGCATAGCTCCACCTTCCGGGTTCACACTACCAATTACCAAGATCCGATTAACATCAGCAATGCCATTGGTGGTAGGATCGGCCTGCAGCAACTTACACGCAATGTAAGAACTTGCGCCGTTGCTCAGCGTTGCCACAACTTTCGCTCTGGTATCATCGAGATAGTTCGCAGTATTACGTAGCATAACCATATGACCTATACGAATCTCGCTCTCAACAGCTGCAGCTACTTTCGCATAAAGCACATCACCAACAGCACCGCCAGTGGTATAAGCAGTTGACAACGCTGCATCAGTGTAAACATCTGCAACTGTCCCAGCCTGTTCTGGCAAACCCTTAGTCCACCAGCTGAACTGCGGGTCATCAACCTTCTCCGATCCCATTTTACTCATAATACCTGTAAGAGGCATTTCCCCATTAGGATACAGATACAAAATCCCTTCACGAAAGTTAGTAGGTCTTTCATCTGTTCCCCAATTACCAGTACCACGCATACCTAAGAATCCGTTCATTCTATAAATCTCCTTTCAAAAATTAATCAGCAACAGTTACTACAGTGTTAGTAGAAAGAGGCACAAATGACAAGTACCATTTGATATTACCAGTGTTTGCAGCAGAACTATGAAACTTAATAGTCCCAGGCGGCAAGAAGAACTCAGCTGGCAATTTTGTAGCTGTGGCAGGATCATACCAGTTAATACCATTTGCAGTGATAGTCAAAACTGGAACAGTGCCAGCAGCCACAGTTGCAAAGTGAATTGCACTACCAGCCGCAGCACTTGCAACTGATACAGCAGTACTGATTGCCACAGTGGCAGATGGACTAGTAGTAGTCATTTGCAAAGTACCATTTGCCGCAGTAGCGCCAATGACGGTAGTTACAATCCCAAAAATCCTGGCATGAATAGGACCTCCAGCAATTGTGAATAGACTATCAGTTGTATTTGCTGGCACTGTGCCATCAGATTTTTCCAAACACTGCCAACCTTTGTAATCGAGAAGAGCATCCACAGTTGCCAACTTTGTCTCAATCACATGAAGTCTTTTTGATAAAGCTTTAGTATTAAACATTCAAACCTCCTTATGCTACACCACTGGTAATTGTTCTCCAAGCATAGCCATCACAGAACAGCATAACCCAATCTCCATCAGCATCCAAGTCACCAACAGTGGTAAGCTCAGTCGCTGTTTCTTTCACATACAGCGAGATATCACCACCAGCAGCACCGGTAGGAGCACTGATATAATAGAACTTCCCACATGCCTCAGCCATACTAGGTAACGTGATAATACCAGAAGCATCAGCCACATCAGAAGTTGCTCTGATATTCTGATCTACAGCCTTCATTTGATATGTAGGAACAGCTGTGGTAAGATTAATCACAAGACCATTAAATCCTCTAGAGCTGTCCAGCATATCACTATTAATTCTTTCATGACGTCTTTCCATTTAAAATACCTCCAATTAGAAATTAAGTAAATCCGACAATTCCTGCTGCATTTTATCTACATTAGGAATCTTCATTTTCTCTCTATTCCCCTGCGTTCTTTTCACCAACTCCGGCATCCTTCCCTGCTCGTTGACTAATCTTGTCGCTTGTTTCCGAAGGCCTAATATCTCCCTTGTTTTCTCTGCTGATTTTTGGAATATTTCTACAACTGAAAGTTGTGGATTTGTACTATAAATTTCATTCGCTACAGCCGCCACAGTTTTCTTCACTGGTTCAAGGTCTGGGTTATCACGATAGAACTCATCTGTGGCCTGCTTGATAGTGAACTGCTGTTGCATCTGCTTCATCACGATGTGAGGTAAGCTGGTGAAGATCTTCTGCACAGCACTCTCTTCAGCCATTTTCATAGCTTTTGAGATAGCAGAGTTGAAAAGCTCTTTACTCGCCAGCACATCATCTATATCGTTGTCACCTATGATATCATAAACACTTGGATTTGTCTGGCTCTCTTGCACTTGTGGTTCAGCAACTTTCGCTGGCTCCATGATCTTGCCAGATAATTCCTCTATCCTCTGCATCAAGATTTCATTCTGCTTCTTGATTGTGGTGATCTCATCATCAGCAACTTGGACTTCTTCTGCTACTGGCGTGATCTCTGCAGGTGTTTCTTTTCTTTCTTTATCTTCAATATCAGTAACTTCTTCTTTTGTTGTCTCTCCTTCATCAGCTTGGCTTTCTTCCCCTTTCGTTTCATCCGCTGGCTCCTCAGCAACAGGTTCTTCAACAGGTTGTTCAGAAGATGGAAAAAAGTCAGACAACATACTATCGACTTGTTCCTTTTGGCTTTCATCAGTTTCCATTAGATCACTCTCCTTTGTTCATTTTTTAAACATAGTTAGTCAAGCTCTTCAAGCTGCATCTCAGGCCACTTCATCATATCGATCAGCACTTCGGATCTTCCTTGTGCCCGATAGATCTGAAGTGGTTCATCCATACATAGTATACTCGCCATAACATTAGCGTGGATAGATTGTAACTCTTCTCTAAAAACTTTCCACACTGGATCATCTATAAATCTTTCAAGTTCACTTTTGGTTAGCATAATTATCCTTGTAAATAACCTGCACTTGTAATTCCATTAAGAATATTCTGTGCTCCTTCAGGCAAGAATCGCTCTTGTGCAGCAACATCTTGCAAAGGAACCATGTTGCCAGCTTGCACCTGCTGTTGCACTTGTTCATCTGGCATAGGCATTATTTCAAACTCCTCGATATTCTTCGCACCATTGTTCCTGGCTATATGTTCGAAGACTTTGACTATGTCAAACTTCTGCTGCAGCCTTGGCTCGGTAGCTATCATTTCAAACATCTTAGTCCACACTTCAGAATAATTGCTCCCTGGCACACTACCATCCCTTACCTTCACATCATAGTCAACAAGAATATCAAAGGGTGAGACCTTCATCTTATTAGCCATAACTCGTTCACCATATTCAGTCATCAACATCTGCTGCCACCGGCCAGTGGTAGTGACATACAACTCTTCACTCATAAGTTGCTTTGTGTGTGAGGCAAACATATAGCCAATGTCTTGCATAGATTGCAACGCAATAATTCTTGCCATCCGCTCAAGCCTGGTGAACCCGCCAGCCCTGGTGCCTTCAAACTCTTTTCCTGTCAACCTCTCAGGCCCACCAGTTCTCAACGCACCCATACTTGCATCATCCGCTGCGCCGATCTTCTGCATCCACTGCACTATCCATGCCGAGTCAGCAATATGACCCTTTGTTACATCCTGCACTGCAAGCTGTTGTACAGCATCTTTCACACCTTTTCCCCACGCAGGTCTTCGCAAACGAATAAGCTTGCCTGGTTTAGGATCTTCAATATCCTTAACATTAACCAAGAAAGGGTCAACGATAAGCATGTCGTTTATTGCTTTGCGAACATTGCTAATATGTGTATTGAAGAGCCAATCCAATATCCCTTGCATTCCGCCCAAGATCTCAATCCTTGATATTGGCGTAGTGCTATAACCATCAAAGTCACTTGCGCTGATAGCAATAGGAAACATATTATGATCGAGGTCAAGGGGTTTGCACTTAGTGATAACCTCATCTGCACTCAGACAAAATGCCCACTTTTCTGGATATTCACTATCACCAAGATTCCAATCTTTGGGAATCAGCTTTATGAACATGTGGATGTTATCTACACGACTTGTAGTATTATCATCATTAACTCTTGATGTTGATCCAGTTTTTCGCTCACGTTCAGATTTGTCACCTTCAAATAGCGAGGATCTTTTATTCTGCACTTGCTTCAAATACTTAACATTAAACATGCTTTTGCTATTGCGTTCTTCACTCAGCATGTTCATTAGGTTGGTTTTCTCTAACCATCCAAAGAACTCTCCCTTTTGCTGGTCATGAATACTGACATTTGGATCTGGTAAACACAGATAAGGATCAATATTGCTAAGTTCATTCCCCTCAAATAATATCGTTTCTTCACTGCTTTTCACACTTCCCGCACCAATAAGTTGACCAAGCACACCTTGGATTCCATTTTCCTTGGCTACAGTCCTACGACCATATTTAGTCACCCACCCCGGCGCAGCAACTCCAAAACCATAGGCAAGATTATCACGAAACAGGGTGTGCAAGTTGAGTGCTACTTTGCTTTTGTTACAGTGAAGATCAATTACCTTCTCCATCATAATAGCACCAAGAGTATCCTCAGGTGATACACCTTCATAACGGAAGATTGGATCTTGAAAGAATGCCGCAACTAGATAGCCAAGCAGTGTTTCCATTATAGCATAACTATATGGGAAGACAATGCTAGTTGGCTTACGTGCATCTTTCTCTTTCACAATCTGTTCTTTTTCATCCAGATTGATATACGCACTAAGCGTCCAATCTATATTATTCCAAGCATCATACCGGGTTGACATAGTTCGCTGTGATGCAAGTGCACGAGATTTTATCTCATTCACCAACTTTGTATGCAACAAACTTCCCGGCTTAAGATCAAGTCCTTCAGGGTAATCATAGTCAAAATTCGTTCCCTGGAAATTTGTCGGACTTCCATTATTAGCACCATAATCTATAATTGGCATTAAACTAATCTCCAGTCTTTTATTATTCCATCATTTTCAAGATCAAAATAACTCTCATCATCTTCTGGTATATCAGGTGGGTCGAAGTACTGGCCTTCAAGTTCCATCAGCTCAATGATATAAGCCTCTGCATCCATCACGTCCCACAGTCTTGATCGTGGATAGCTAAGTAATTGCGACTCAAGTTTTTGGCAACAACTTTTATTATGGAAGACAAAGCCTTGGCGATAGTATGGCACGAGCGCACTGATACGATCTTCCTTCTTCATCCTTGCTTTGAGTTCAACAAACTGTGCCCAACATCCCCTTAGTTTTAGCTGGTTGAGAAATGGCTGAGTTATGAATTCGTTAAGTGAAGTTACCTCCGGCGCTATGATTCTCGCCCTAATCCTCTCCACCATATCAATAGCTTTGTCATACAATTCCTCAGGATAAAACTTGCCTGCATCCACATCTCTTATGTATATCGCCCTAGATTCCCGATCAAAGCTTATACCGATAATTGCACTATCAGCGCTGTGAAGTTTCACTGTTTTAGCAGGATCGACTATAACTACCGTTATGCAATCCTTTGATTTCTGACTACTTGCAAACTCACCTTCATCATAATACTTAAAATAATCTGGCTTAAATGTTGCATCTTCTGTACTGATAGGTATGTTACGATACTCACGATAAAATAGATCAACTTGACTTGGAGTGCGATTTTTGTGGCTCTCATAAAGTGCTTTAACTTCATCATCAGTTATAAAATCTGGCCAATTGCTCTTAAGATCATCATCACAGATTGATAGGTGAACTGAATGCCACTCAGGATCTTCAAGCAAGTTCACCAGCAATGAATCCTCATGAAGCACAGTTCCGACCATTATGATCTTCCAGTTCTTCGATCCACGATCTACACTATTGCAAACATCTGAGAACCACCACTCTTTGAGCTTCAATCTTTGCTCTTCATTCTTAACCCCTTCAGCATCTTCAAGATCATCAGCTATTATCAAGTCAGGTCGATAGCGCTCGAACAGAAGACCACGTATTTGCTGGCCTGCACCACGAGGCATAATCATTGTACCACTTTGTGTCACCCACTGCTCTTTGCTGAAAGAGTCAGATTTCATAGGGCCAAATAACCGAGTGATGTCAGGGTTGTAGAGCAACTCCCGCTTCAAGTTCTCACCTTGCATAACAGCACTTGTTGCCGTACACGATACTGGGACTATAAACTTTTTCTCCCTAAATAAAATCTTCTTTGCTGGATATGAGATAGTGTCAATTGATGTCTTGCCAAATCCACGAGGTGCAGCGATCACCACTTTGCGTATACTATCATCATCAAGAACTTTGAAAATCTCATCATGCAAAGTTGAGAATGGCCTGTGAAAGCGTTCAGGAAATAGTACCTTTGAGCACACTTTTGTACTCAAGTAACATTGCCTGAGTATCTCATCCATTTCATTAGATCGTTCCATAACACCCTTAGTTAAAATGCAATATCGTTTTAGCTAAACCACTGGCTATTTTTGTTTCAAGAATATGACCTATTTCACAGAAATGTTTATCAACTGCAAATGGAGTTGTAGGAATAGCTTCAGATAATGCTTGGCCAGATATTTCGCCTGTATCAGAAGCCAGTCCAGTTCTTGCAAGATAGCCACGAGTAGCAGCATTCCAAAAATACACTTCCGCAATTCCACTTACAACAACCCAAGCTTCAGATCCATCAGCAATTCCACTTTCATAAAATACTCCAATACAATCTGGCTCTCCAATAGGCACAAGAACTACACCACTATCAGCACTCTCAGGTGTTACACAATAGCCTTTGATAGATGGCAATCCAGTTTTATTTATCAACTTAACTGCCAAACCACCTTCAGCTGTGAATTTTATCTTTGGGTCAAGCTCTATACCCAGAAATGTTTTAACTTCATCTAATGTAACTTCATCAACTGGCCCAATTCCACTTACCTTGCGCCCCAGAAATGATCCATTAGCCATTGTTGTTTGACTTAAAGATATAAAGTTTGAAAACAATTCCAACAATATGTTAATATCTTCAAGGCCAAGAGAAGTTAAAATATTTAAAATTGATCTTTGAGTTCTTTGTTGGTCGTAGGTATCCATAACACCCTTTGTTCATTTTTTGAACATAGCAATACAATCAATGATCCAAGAGAAAATCCCTTTTACACTTTCCCAAACTCCCTCATCTCCAACAACTCCAGCTACCACATCAAGAACCACTTTCTTCTTCTCCACTCCCGTTCCTGGGCCTAGCTGCTCCTGCAATTGCTGCATCAATTCTCTTATCAATTTCACTAAGCCTGGAAGTGCAGTAATCACCGCAAGGATGTTCATAGCTATCATATTGCTCTCCTTTAAATTCTCGCCAAAGTTTTAATAAATCAACTGTTATTGCATATCTTTCTTCATTCGATGGTGGACGATCTTCAAGCATTATCAACTCCTGTAGACTTATTGGCTTTACGTTCTTTGATTCCCCAATAGATTCCTTGCAACAGCGTTATAACCTTGTCATCCTTAACTGTAGGAGTTAGCCATGCTACTCCACGAAGGATTTCAAGGATTGCCCAGATGGTTATTAAATTATCTTTGAGCTGTGCTATTAGCCAGTTGTCCATTCTGTATTTCCTTTATTGCCAAATAAAGTTTCAGGATTCGATTAAGATGCCCTTTAACATATATATCTTTGGAACATTTAGAATATCTTACCATCCTCAAGATTAAATACTCTTGCCAATTTTCAGGATGAAATTTCATCAACTCATCCATTGAGTTCCCTGGCCATTCTTTGTTGTCTTGTGGATTAACCTTTGCATCAAACAGGCAAATGTCAAGTGGAAATGGAGCTGTTTCACTTCCAGCAGGAATCCAATACTTTTCAAAATAAACTTTCTTCGCCTGGTTAATTGTCATTCCTATGTGAGCTTCAGGATTATATTTGCTAGAAAGTCCCCAAATAGTAAGTCCGCCAGGATCATTTGGATCATTAGATATCTTGCCCTCAAGTCCAATTACTATCTCAAATGCTTTGTTAAATGATTCTCTCATATCAGCATTCCGTGTATTTTATGGCATTTTCTATTCTGGAAATTAACATCTCGATATTGAAAGGCTTACGGATGAAATCTCTTGCGCCAAGTTTAAGACACTCTGATTCAACCTCAACATTCATTATAGATGTTAGCATAATTACTGGAATAATTCTCATAGATAAATCCAACTGAATTTGCTTCAACAATTCTATACCATTAATCACAGGCATCATAATGTCAAGTAAGACCAAATCTGGTTTTTCAACCTTTATCATTTCAAGTGCATGCTCAGCCATACATAGAGCAACTACTTCATATTTTCCACGCAGACAGTTTTTAAGTGTGTGAATTGCAAAGTGACTATCATCAATCACAAGTATCTTCTTCATTTGCCACCGCCCATCACATGAGCAGTAAAAGCACCTATCATACCAACAACAGATGTGACTATTACTCCCCACAGAACGTGTAGATTACTTTTTGGACAACTAGCCTGGAAAGTCAAAATAGATTCTTGTCGCTTATACAACTCATTAACATCTCCACGAACTTCAGTCATCTGAGCTTGCATAGATTGAATCATGTAGTTTTGAACTGCAATTTGTTGGAGAGTATCTCGCATTTCATTTAGAACTGATGAATGTTCTTCAAGTTTCTTCTCAATACCATCCAGTTTTATATCTGCTGCACGACGTTCTTCAGGCAATGGCTTTGTCCTCCAGGTTAGGCAGCAATAGGAATATCAAACATCATACGCTGTTCAACTTCAGAAATCCTACCAGGATTCATCTGGCTTTTGGGCCGAAGATATCCTACTACTCTGGTATAGACCTCGTTTCTCTGATGAATCTGTGAATCAATTTTGAAACATTCATCACATTTGCAGACAATCTTTTCATGATAGTTATAGGCTTCAGGCGGTTGATAAAGTGCTCCACCACTAATCTTGATCTGGCTTTCACCAATCAGTTCAACGCTTACATTGACATCCTTATCACAGTCAATACACCTTCCTGTGATGTTAAAGTCACCATTCTTTTCAAGTAATTCAACAATAAAATCTAAATTCATTTATCCTCCAAAAGCATAATTGCCACCACCCGTAATAGGCACCTGCGACTGCATAATCAGAGACATCCTTGGCAGCCGATAGCCATCCGTTGCGTTGTTGTAGTCAGTCCATCCACCCGCATCGTTGTCTATGGTGTAGCACCAGCTACCAGCACCCAGAAGTGTGTTGAGCGCAGCGGATTCGAGGGTTGCGTAGTCCTCTACTTCGGAATAAGGCGGCGATGTGTTACTTGCCGTTGATTTAACTGTCATACGATAGTATGTGTTTTTTTCAAATGTTACAGGAGACGGGAAAAATATACCAGATGTAGCAGCTTTCACATTCGTCGGCAAACTATATGCTGCACCTCCGTTAAACCCGCTCCAGACTGTCCCCCCTGGAGCAGTTGCTTCTTGATATATTTGGATGGTTGAGTTGCTCACAGATAAGCCCCCTATCATCCCATTACAGATTATTTTTTCATCGAAAATAAATTTTAACCCTCTTTCTAAAGTATTCGAGGCCATAGATGGAATTTGTGTATAAGGATGCCCAAAGGCCGTACCATCTGAAAAAACGAGAATAAACGAACATGGGTATGACGCCCCTATGCCAACAGTTGTAAATCCAGCATCGTTTGTGTACATCGAAAACATTTTTCCAAGTGACGTATTTGAAGAACTTGTATTTGTTAAAATACTTGAGTTTCTCGTCCTTATTTGATACCCACTGCCACTACCAGCAGCAGCGCCAACAACCGCCCAGTATGTTTCATTTGCTGTCAAAGCATCTTCATACGCTGAGAAGTCAAACTTAATCCATTTATATGCAGTCGTGCCTCCAGCAGCAGTTACAGATCGGATTGACGTTCCTGCTCTGGTTGCCGCTGCCCCATAGTTCGCCAAGTGGCAAGTCAAATCAAGACTTGATGCATTAGCCGCATGAAGGAAAAAATAAACCGAATGTAAATGCACGCCACCAGGCGGAGCTACAAAGCGAATTCCTACACAGTCACCTCCAACGCCAAGCTCAAAGTTACTGTCAAGTGCATAGCCTGTGTTTGATCCGGTAGAACCATCCCCACCCAAAATAGGAGCAAAAAGAATCGAACTGCTATAATTTATTGTCATGACACCACCACCCCAACGGCGCACCAAGTTATGCTGGTCGCCAAAGCACTCACATTAAAGCAAAGTACATCCCCTGCCGTCACAGCCGTAGTCCATCCTGTAAGCGTTGTATCCTCGCTTTTTTGGGCAGACGACAAGGCGATGGGAGCGCTTGCAGATATTTTGTCAGCTACCAACGGCGGGAAATTTGCGAAGGTATCTTTCCAGACTTCGATTGAGATTGTTCCTGAGACATCAGCAAAAATATAGGACTTTATGATTACCCCTGAATTGGGAATTCTCACATAGACTTTTTTATTGGCGGCTATAGCCGATCCACCGCCATCAAAGACAGCGCCATAGTTTTTATATGCAACAGCAGTTGTTCCTTGATTAATCCATAAGTCCCATTTGCTACTTACGCCGGGAACATCAGTAGATATTGTAGTAGCATTTGCAATATAAGCAGCTCCATTGTATCCTATAGCGTCAAACTTGTTATAAGCAGAAGCACTCCAAGTACCACGCCATAGAATAGCAAATGCTGTATTCTCACCACCAATGCCAGAAAATGTGAATGGAGAAAAGAAACTCATAATTATCCCTCCAACGTTATTTGGAGAATAGAATTAGCTCCAACTACTCTGTTTATTAATCTTGCAGATTGAATAAGATTTTTAGAGGGAATACGAACTGATTGTCCGGCATAAACAGTATGTCCGACAGTAGTAGTCGCCGCTGTTCCAAAAGCAAGTCTGCAATCATAAGTTTCGCATGTTATAAGAACAGCATGCACAAGAGAAAAATCAACTGTTTTCGAAAGTGCTGTGTTTATGATAGCAGTCAGAAGTTGAGAAGAATCAGTTAGTGATACTCTTATTGTGGTTTCTACTAACTTTCCCATTTTAGACATCATGTTATCCATTTTACGTTCCTCTCAAAGCAAAATATTTTTGTAACTATGTTCAATTTTTAAACATAGTTATTTTATCAAATTACAGCATTGTTTTTCTCCTGTTCTCCACACCATAATTTACAAACAGAATCAAAAAATAATTTAGCAGAGGCATCCACATCCCCTACAAAAGTTATGGGAGACTCAGAGAAATCTAAAACCCCGATAACTTCATTGTTAGCATTGCAAAATTTCATGCTTGTTGGAGGCATTGGTTTACCGCCACCTAAAATGCTATTTGTTCCTTTATCTTCAGGGTGCATTTGCATTATCCCTTTCAGTCGCTTTGGCGATATAATGGCTATAAATAGCCTGGTACAGTTGCCCCATAGTCATTGTTTGTCCTGTAGATGATCCGTCAACAGGATTGAGTAGCGGAATTTCCTCTGTCATGTCTGAACAAGGCACCGTTAGATTACCGCAAGGAGACGTGATTGTCATAGTCCCAATGTTGAACGCTGTTTCCTCGTTGTAGATTACTGTTGGTGTGCCACCAGAAGGATTGACGATAACGATCTGGTTTGTCCGTTGCCATGATGTTCCTGATATTGTTGATTCTTTATAATCAGCCATTAATGTATGCCTCCAATTTTACGTTAAGTTCTTGAATTGCCATCGCCATAACTGCTACGAGTTTGGGGTAATCAAGAGATTTCATCCCATTTGAGTTTATTCCAACAACTTCAGGTATAATTTTTTCAATCTCTTGTGCAACAAACCCTATTTCTCTTTGGTCGCCAAGTACAGGATTAATCCAATTATAGAATATTGGACGCATGGCTAATACCTGAGACAGGCCATAAGTTAGGTTTGATATGTTTGTTTTCAGATTTTCGTCAGAACTACTGTTGGTAAGGTTTCCACTTGCATCAGAGTAAACAGCACGATTTCCTGTACCCGCCAAGCTAACGACTTTTAGTAATCCTGCGCTTGTCAACCGAAGTCGTTCTAATTCCCCACAGACAAACACAAAATCATGTCTCGCAGCTAATCCAAGATGACAATAAGTTGAAGCATTATAAGAAAAAACTGAATTCACAAATACTCCATCGCTCGGCCTTGAAAAGTTTATCAATGATGAAGTCGCAGTTAAATCAGTAAAATATGTTGATGTAGTGTAGTTTGATGTTGTTGTGCCAATTTGTATTTCTTTGTTTGTATCAGATTTAACTTGTAATGATGCATTTGGACTACTCGTCCCAACTCCAACATTACCCTCAAAGATAGCGCCATTAGTCGGTGCGGCCACCGCTGCATAATTTGCCCCAACAGAAAGATTTCCGCTGGATGAAATCGTTGATGCTGGTGTAGCCGTTCCGACTCCAAATTTTCCCAAATTATCCAGACGCGCTCTTTCAGCGATTTCATTCCCATGATTTCTGGTTCCAAAAGCAAGATATCCGCTATAAGTGGCGTTTGTTGCGTTTAGCTTTGCTCCTTTAATTATCGCATAAGTGATATTATCTCTTGCAGTAGTCCGATATAGTCCACCCAGTCCGATACTTCCACCCACATCTGCTGCCTGAGCATCATTTGTGTTGATCTGCAAATTGACATTTGAGCTGGTCATGGCTAAGTTTGGAGCAGTAACATTGATACCGTTGGATGTGTTCCCGTCGGTGTTTGCTAATCCACTTGTAATATCCATCAATGATCTTGGACTATTCGCCCCAATTCCAACATTAGTTCCATTAGTATAAATTGGACTATTCGCCAATCCAACTGCATCAGACGTGTGCTTTGGTAAGTAACCATCTGTAAGATTAGTTAACTTAACCGTCTCAAATGTTGGATCTACTAAATTCATTGTACTAGAATTAAAAGGATTCATCTCAGATCTCCAATCATGAAAAATAGGATAGATATATTTTACATGCTGATGCAGAGATCATGCTTATAGTCTGACCAGCTATTACAGTTCTCACAGATGGATTAGGCTCACTTGCAGATCCATTAGTTATATCAGTTGTATTAATCGCAGCAACAGTTCCAGCAGTTGTGATTTTAGCATAGAAATCAACTCCACTTGGAATAACAGTAAAAATTACTCTAGCTGCCCCCACAGGCACAGTGGCACTTTTAGCGACGTTGGCAGCTAGCACATGAGAGTTGATAGTATCACTTTGTTGTATAGCAAATATGCTATCTCCACCTTTTGTTGAGTATGCAACTTTTAAAGGAACCATTTCATTTTCCTTCGCCACAGTTCGTGACTATGTTTAATTTTTGAACATAGGATATTATCCATTATCATATAATCCAATCAGATACTTTATATTATCAATCTCAATAAAAGAGACTCTAAGATTTTCATTATTTGCTCTTATTACAACTGGACATCCACCTGTATATCCACCACCATGGCCAAGATAAACACTTTTATAGTGATCCATACCAATGTGGATATTGTTTGATGTTGTTACTTTAAGAACATCAACCTGGTTTCCACCAGAATCTTTGATCTTTATTCCATAAGTATTAGCATAAATTGTATTTTTATTAAAAAATACTTCGTGGCCGAAGGTTACATTTCCAGTAAGCAATGATACTTTAAATGGTGCAAGTGCGTTGAATTGGTCATATTTTTTATTCGTGTCTGTTATTTTTAGTTCAAAATCAGTAAGACTATTATAAAGAATAGTAGCACGAGTACCATCATATCCACTAATCATTCTAAGTGCGTATGGATTTATAGTTACAAATTCACCTTGTGTTCTTATTCCACCAAAAAGTGATTTAGATTGATCAATAGTTGTATAATATGTATCCAACACATAATTAGTTGATGGCGCTGCTCCTAAACCAATGCCAACACTTGAGCCATTCATTGTAACAGTGTCAAAAAATGCAGTCTGCTCAGCTGTTGAGATGTTAGAATTTTGCATCTCATACCAACCAAAAGTAGAATAGAATATAAAAGTTATATAAGTTTTAGCCGGAAATGTTTTATTTGCTGCGCCAAATAACCATATCTTTGTATTACCATAAGTTCCACCATGCACGAAAGGACAATCAGCAGCAAATCCAAATGTTACTATTCTTCCATGATAGCCACCATTTATGTTACTTATTGCAGTAGTTCCAGTAATCCAGAAAAAATCAACTCCATAAGGAAGTGTTATAGTTGCAGCTGATGCTATTGTTTTGATATTATAATCAAGCGCTGTGTAATTATAATCTCTTACTTCTTTTCCAACTGTTGCTGTGATACTACCACTATTTGTCAAGCTACCAGCAACAGAGGTAAGAAATATATTTTTATCTGCCTCACCTTGATAAGTATTATTTTCTACTACTAAATTTCCACTATATATTGTTTTTGAAACAGTCTTTTTTATTTCATATACAGATTCCCAGATACCATAAGCACCATTACCAAAAATCTTTCCGCCATGAATAGTGACATTTCCAAATTCAATATAAACACCTGTACTTGCATTATTTGCAATAATACAATTATTAAAAACTGCTGAACCAATAGTGGTAATTCTTAGGTTATAGGTCGATACACTACTCGAATGCATCCAAACTCCATATCTTTCATTTCCAACTATTTCACAATTTTCAAAAGTAACAAAAGTATTTTTGTTTACATCTGCATCTCTATCACCATAAAAAAGTATTCCATCACCATTTATCCATTGAGGAGGAACAGCAGTAGTACTCCAAGTTCTCACACTATTTAAAATTCTCATACCACTAATGAAAGCAATCATTCTTGTTGCAGCACTATAATCTGCTATTGTACAATTACCATTTACTCCAACACCAGTACCATTACCAGAAGAGACTCCTCCAATTATATTATATGATGATGGAAGACCAGGTGTTATATTGGCAGTTAAATCAAATCCACTTCCACCATTATTATAAGCACAACAATTTATATATGAAACATTTTCCCCTCTAATATCAAATCCAGAATTCATATTATTTTGTGCTGTACAATTTATAAGAGTTATATTCTTTCCACATTTTATGTCTAATCCATCAAATCCATCTAAACCATTAATAGGCAAAAATCTTCCATTATTCTCAAATATAGTATCTATTATAGTTATATTCTTATTTTTCTCGTTTCCTACCACATCTGAATTATTTTGTAGTGAAAGACCATAAGCCCCACCATTTTTAAAGGTACATTTTTCAATTCTTAACCCATCTACTGGAGATAATGTAACAAGTGCATCTTCAGTTAAAGTAGTATTATCAATATGATCTATATTTCCATCAAAGATAATATTGGTAAAAGATTGATTTTTAGCGCATGTAGCTCTATTTAAAGTCCAAGAAGATCCTTCTCGAACAGACACCTGATAAAAAATTTGCATTTTTGTATTAGCTATATCACAAATTATCGTTACTGCTCCGATACCAACAAGATGTAAATTATCTAAAGCAGTTAGTGGATATTCATCCCACTTATAAAAATTAGGCTCAGTCTCAACACCATTTATTCTATCCCAACTAGCTATCCATGATATAGGGCCATCTACTTTATATGTGCCAGGAGGGAAAATAATAGTTCCACCGCCAACTATACTGGCAGCATAAATAGCTCTACGGATTGCATCCCTATCATTAACAACTCCATTCCCAACCGCACCAAAATCTTTTACATTAAATATTCTAAGTGTTTCAAGATTAAGATCTCCACCATCACCTCCACTGACAACATCTACCCAACTAATAGATCCAGCAGTACTTCCAGCAGTTAATACTTTTCCAGCATTATTTGTGCTAGTGGCTGGTACATGTAGATTACCATCACCGCTTGGATGAACATAATTATTTGCCAGCGGATCAATTCCAGCAAGCTTTGTTTTATCTATTGATGACATTAAACCAGCAGTACCAGTAATACCACTGGAAGTTATAGTAGCTTCTGGAATAGTTACTCCAGATCCAGTAGATGATAATATTTGTCTTGTAGTTCCAGTGACAAATCCTAAACTAAGATTAGTTCCAACATTTACCTGTGCCCCACTCGCAATACCATCAAGTTTGCTTTTATCTCCAGCAGACATAAATCCATCTGCGCTCAGGCTAACATTAGAGTGCACATGAAAAGAGTTTGACTTTTGGCCAAGACTTGAGTACACCAAAAGTTCGCTTGGATATCTTACATGATTTGGAATTGCAGACCAAGAAGATGTTGGAGGACCAGCACTTACACCTGGAATTCCCTGCTCGCCTTGGTCACCTTTGTCACCTTTGTCACCTTTTGAAACCCAAATATACCAATCAACCAGCGATGATGGAATACTATTTGTGCTTGTTCCATTAGCGACAAATGAACTTCCCATAAATTCAACTGCGTCAAATTCTACATATTCAACCGCACTGCTCCACGCACCTTTCCAGTTTATTCCAGATCCCGCATCCCCAGTATCGCCCTTATCACCCTTTGGGCCAACTTCACCTTGAGGACCAATTTCACCTTGAGGCCCCTGCTCGATAAATTCAGTGCGAAAAACTATTTTCTCTTCCCAAACCCTTTCACTTGACATTTCATAAATAGTATCAGTATCAACAGCGAGATACTTAAAGCCTACATCGGCACTGTCGTAGAGATAACGATTGTTGTAAGATCCAGAAGCATTTATCTGTATAACATTTCCATCTTCACCAGCTGGCCCTTCAGGCCCTGGTTCACCTTGAGCACCAACCTCAATGAAAGCAGCTCGAAAGAAGTTTCGTAGTTGCCATTCTCCTAACATTCCATCAGGAACAATATCAGATTCAACTATAACATAAACTTCATCTGTATCAACAGCAAGATATGTAAATCCAATATCTTCAGAATCATATAAGTATCTATCTGCCAAAGGGCCAGAGGCATTAATAAAGTCTGTCATTTCGTCACCTCCGCCATGATAGTTACCTTGCCATGCTGTGGTCTTATCACCCAGCCATCAGCAAGACGCTCAAACTCAATATCATAATATGCGTTGCCATAAGGGAGGGCAGATGCTTGAGCGGCAGATATTATCATTCCATAAGACGCTACGCCATTAGCTTCTTGAAAGAAAACTCCACCATTTGCACTTGTTAGTGAAACCAAAGGGCTTTGGTCATCATAGTTACTTTTTATCATACTCCTGCCAGTCCACTCAGCATAGCCATCTTCGCCAAAGAATGGAAAAGCCTCACCAGTTGGCAAGTAGAAATTCCACAATTTGTAAAATGTCACTCCTTGATATATGGTCAAGGGAACATTAACTGGTAGTATTTGATATTGTTCACTCATTTCAAAGCCCTTTGTTTAATTTTTGAACATAGCCATTCACAAATCAATCTAAAACTTTCCACATTTGCCAGACGATGAAAGTTGTAAACATCTTCGCTACAAGTTTCTTCACCAGCACGATGTCTTCAGCTTTTAATGTTAACGAGTTTTCAGCATTCTTCACACGCATTGCCAGCTCGCCACGAGAAAACTTTTCTTCTCCACTCAGATTTTGCTCATCTTGATAAGCGCCCAATAGTGATCGGAATATCACCAAGCCAACAGTTATTGTTTTTCCATCTTCAACAAGCTCTTTTCCATCCAGGTCGATAATAGGCTGATTTACATTAATTTCCATTTTTCACTTCTCCTTTAGTTATTATGAAGTAGCTTTTACAAATCCATTAGTATCAACAGATAATCCATACAAAACATTATTTATTCGTAGATATGTGGCAGAACTATTTATACCAAATGCAGTTACTGCTGTACCACTTGTACCCATTATAGTCATATGAATTCCATTTGAAACAGATCCAATTTTACAGGTACCTGTATAAGGAAATTTTCCATTTAAGTCTATATATGTGGCATCTGATATTTTAAGGGCTGGTACAGTTGCATAAGAATATAATACATTAGTACAAAGATCTATTCCACATACATCTAAGGTTAACTGAAAAGTAGTTGCATCTTCATAACTAGCTACTCCACCACCAAAGACAGTATGCCATTTTCCAGCAGCCCTTAAAAAAGTATCGGCATACATAATATCATATCCACTCATAGCTGCTGCACCAAAAGTAGCAACATCTACACCATGTATTGCACTTATATAATCATAGGATTTCCAATTTCCAGCAGATAATCCACCAGTAGCGAAATTATTGCTGATATACAGCAAGTGCCACCAACCTTTGCACCCCCGAGTGTTACTACCACCATTCATATAGTACTGATGGCCCTCAAAGACAGAGGTGTAGTATGCTCCAAGCCCATCATTTCCCTCAACTCCAGGAAAACCACCTATGACATGGCTATAATAAATTGAAGTTGATTCGCTACTTTCATTTGCAAGATGGCCGTGCATATATACTTGATGGAAAACTGCACTACAATCACCACTTTTTCCACCTTTGTTCTCAACTTCATGCACCAAGCCAATGTGACTGGTTATTGCAGAGTTATAACTACCTGAAGTTGTCTGAAGTCCAATTCCTCCAGTGTTTAGCACCTTAGAGTGAATTGTAGCATACCACATCGACCCACTTATTGTAGGCACTACATTGCAAATAGTTCCACAAAACACCTGCGGGACAATTGGCAGCATCCAGCCAACTCCTTGGCCAGTTCCACCTGTAAGCGCAGGAGAGAAGCAAGTATTAGTTGTTGGCACAGTCAGATCCACACTAGATTGTGTTTTATAGATCTGGTGGTAACGATTAGTTGGAGTTGACACATATAGCACGTTGTTGCTATTTATGTTAAAGCACTCAGTATTGTTTGTACCAAAAGATAGTTTTCCTGCCCCAGTATTCCATATCCACGATCCAGATTCAAATCCAGTACCTGTGTATCCAGGACTACAAGCACCAAAATATAGATCATTTGTTCCAGATTTTACTCTAACCTCGCAATAACCAGTAGTTGATGTATTCTCAAACCGACCGCTCGCAAGCCCAGAAGCATTAGTTCCATACACATGCAACCGTGCACTAGGAGCAGAAATCCCAACTCCAACACTTCCCACAGTAGCAGTGCCAAACCAGATATTATTTCCACTTGTTGTCCACTGTGATGTGCCAGACATGGCAAGTAGGTCAACTGTGACAGAGCTAGTTTTTTTGAACTTCAGATATGGAATCCCTCCACCATCGACATAGAACCACAAACTACCAACATCAGCACTAGTTGGTTCAACACCAGCAGGCTCAAACTTCAAGTTGGCATTAGCCGCAGTTGCAGCCGCAAGATGCAAAAATGCTTTAGTTGGAGATATGCCTATGCCAATTACAGAAGCTACACTGCGGATTATGCTATTTGACAGGCCATTAGTGGAATCGTAGTAGGGGACATAAGTAGTGTTCAGCGAGCCAGTTTTTATCGTCGCAGCAGTCAGAATGCCACTTGCGGTTATAGCAGCGCACAACACTGTGCCAGTGAAAGTTGGGCTGACGAGGTTAGCTTTAAGCGCAAGAGCGTCAAACACAGAATTGCCATCAGGGGCGTGGGTAGTGTCACCATCAGCAATACTCGCAGCAATCATATCACTTCTAGCAGTTGCAGCAGAATAGCCAACTACAGTGCAATTCAGTGTGCGAGATTCAGTTAGTGTTCCACCTCCACTCATCCCCGTTCCGGCAATCACACTTACAGCCGAATGATCTATATGTTTGTTAGCACTATAATTTGACAAACTGTCATGATTCACTCCAGCAGGCAGCACTACGCCAGATATTTGGCTTCCACTCAGAGTCAGATCGATAGATGAGGTGTCAGCAACACTCACAGCACCACTTGATGAGATAGTTCCCCACACAGCAGCAGCTCCAGGTGTGTCAACAAGCAGAGCTTGGCCATTTGAAGCACCAGCAGTTGCGGGGACATGCAGATAGCCATCACCACCTGGATGGGTGTAGTCGTTAGCACCTGGCTCAATCCCATCAAGTTTAGTTATCTGCGCCGCAGTTGCATGGCCAGGAGCACTTGCAGTTGCAGCAGGCATAGATATGGCAGGAGTTGTACCACCACTAGAGACCACAGGGCTAGTGCCGGTTACATCAGTTATAGTTCCACCACCAGTTGCTGGTGTTTGCCAAGATAACGTGGTAGCACCAGCAGTCAGCACTTGGCCACTTGAACCCTTTGCAAGCCGCACTGCCGCATCAGCACCAGAGCCAACCACAAGATCCCCAGCGGCATCCCAGATAGCGTCAGTTGCTATACCAACAGTGCCAATAATAGCCCGCAGTTCACTGGCACTCAGCGCCTTTGGGTTTCCAATTCCACTATCTATCCGCCCAATCACAGTGTTTGTGTCGATATCTTGGATCTTAACCATTGTCACAGCGTTATCAGCTATCACAAGCGATCCAGTTATCATCACATAGCCAACTCCATCTCCACCCCACAAGTAGACATACATAGTGTCAAGCGCTACATAGTAGGTATTGCTATCGCCCGGATCAGGGAAAGCAGCACGATTTGCATAGTCAACAACAGAATAAGACATTGGAGGGAGTTGCTCAGCAGGGACTTTGCCAGTCACGAGATCAGCTTTGGTAGTCAAGGCTAGGGAGACAGCACTGGAGATTGGTTTGGCGGTGTCGCTGGTGTTGTCAACATTAGCCAGACCAACATCACTCTTTGTAACAGCATGAGGGTTTCCAACTACAACAAGGGAGTGGTCATAAGCAATTTTGCCCTTATCACCCCAATAGGCATTGGTAGAGTCATTTCCAAGTTCCATTAATGCACTAGCAGGGAGTTGAGTTGCTGGAACTTTGCCACTTACCAAGTCAGCCTTTGCAGCAAGAGCACTTGCAGTTAGGTTAGATATGATTTTGTTAGCATCACTTACATTGTCAACATTATCAAGGCCCACATCACTTTTGGTGAGAGCACTAGATTTGAATGAAATTCCATCAGCTTTCAACACATTGCCACTTGTAGCGTCATTTCCAACCAAGAAGCCATCATCTGCATTCACAGTTCCAGTGAAAGACGCAGCATTAGATATGATCTGATTATTCACGTCTCCGCAAATCACACTACCATTCATATCTACAGTGAACTCTGTTCCATGCTCACCACCACCAATAGTTCCAGCGATTGTAAGAGTTTGGCTTGGGTCAGGAGTAGCAATGCCCACATTTCCAGCAAGATAACACGCATTCTGGCCATACAACACCCACACAGAGTCGCCACCATTGCTATTCTCTCGGCTAACCCAGATGGCAGCACCCATAGAGTTGTCCACCAGCAGATAGCAAATATCAGTAGTTTTGTTCAGCCAGACAGTAGGTACGTCATATTGGTAGTCATTAGCAGTTGGTGCTTCATACTTTATGACAGTTGGCGCGAAGAATGTCTTCCACGGTTTGTGAATGTACATAGCAGCATTGTCCTCTTTGTTTAATTTTTGAACATAGCGTTAGCCATTCACCACTATGGCCTCTTCCACCTCGCCGCTGGCGAGCATAGCCCTTTGCTTTATGCGCTCAATTTCATTAGCATCATAAAAGGTATGCACATTTTCACTTTGCAATTTCTTCACTGCCCCAAATCCCGCCCTGTCGAGCAAGCTCTCAGCCACCTTGCTACGCAATCCAATAGTTGCTTGACGACCTTCTCCCTCATTTTCAACGATATTTTTCAATAGTTTTAGGGCACGAGGTGCAACTTCCAGAATATCCCTTGAGATGTCAATAGTTTGAACATCACGAGATGCACGCATCAGCGATAAGCGATCTTGGACGACTTGGGAGTTTTTGATCTTCGAGACTTGGCAATCGGTGATGTTGAGTTTTGCTGCGATGTCAGTTTGCTTCATTCCCAGCAACAACATCCGAATCACTTCATGATGCAAGTCCCATAGTTGGCCTACTTGCCAATTCTTCTTGCTGAGCACAGGACCGAATCGTTGGTCACTGCGATATGGCATAGTGTAACGCTCAGATTGTTCTTTTGTTAGTGTAGCCATGCAAAGTTGCCTTTTTGGTGTGAAGATTTTAAAACCACATTACAACATTTTTACCAAGATGTCAACCCATTATTTCCCACAATTGCAACCTTTGGTTGCGCAGAAATTTTCCGCCAAGTCACCTTAATCGCGCAAAATTACTGGTTGCGCGATACAGTTGTTATCACCATAGTTTAAATCTGGTTTGTTTTGCTCCCTTTGGTCGCCACATAGCGGCTATTGCGATCTTAGCCGCTATCGCTGTCGCTATCCCTATCTAACTCGCTACGCTCGGGGCAAATTCCTCACTACATTTAGATTAACATACACTCCCTACGGTCGGGGCAATGTGGTTGGCGGGATGTGATTATGGGCGGAAATGCCGTTCAAACGCCCCACAATGCCCACCACAACACGCAACCACCACACCATGATGAATCACACCAACCAACCACCACCCATCCACCATCATCACCACGTTAACTCACCTAACAAAAGGCCAACACAAATGCCGCTTTCAGCATAGTGCCGCTACCGCTACCAGAGTCGCTATCTGGCCATTCCTCACTACGTTCGATTGGTTAGTGTTGTTGGCGGGTTGGTCGGGGTGGTGGTATTTGTTGTTGGAAATGGCCATTAATGGCCGCCAAATGACCACCACAATGCGCTGGGCGCATGGTGTGTTGGATTGTATGGGTTGCCAAATGTGGTATGAAGGCGTGCACCACGTTAATTACACATATTTGTGGGTATTCAAAATCTTATATATTTCCTACTCAATGCTATTGTCCGACCGAAGGGAGGATCATCCCCCTTTGGATTTTCATGAGATTGGTTGTGGCTATGTTCATTTTTTGAACATAGTTCACATGGCAAATCACTCCAGCCATGGGAATGTGAAAGTTGACAAACCACTGGGATCATGTATTATGTATTTAACGAAAGCGACAAACAAAGTGGTCAGGGCAAGGGCCTTGACAATAGCCACCAACAGTGTATGATGGTGGCAAGTGGAAGGAAGGCATAGTAGGCTTCGAGTCATACTATGTCTAAAAAACTAAACTGGTCATAGTATGTTTCGAACCACACTATGATTGCGTGCATCAGATTTTTCAATCAGCATAAGGGCCATTGGATACATTAGACACACTCAGTGGCCAGCAACGAGATCTTTGACATTCAGCACTCCCAGCAACCAGCTTATGGTTGGCAGGCGGGAATCCCGAAGCGGGTCATTGGGAGCCAGCATGGACTTCGTCCATTAGATGGTTGCCAGTGTTAGCCACTGGTCTTCATGTGAGCACTTCAACTTCGACACCTGCGGTGTTAGAGGGTTATAGATAGGGCGGCCGGGTTTAGTTGATTCGGACAGCCACTTTAACGTACATTTTCACACAATGGAGGTATCACATGATAGCACCGGTTCAACAGATCAGGATTTCCCAGATAGCTAATGGCGTGACGGTTGCAACAGTGACCGCACAGGTGGAGTTTGATTTCACAGGTTATGACATGCAGGAGATGATGACCCTGCTCAGTGGAGGTCAGAGTCCAAGGGTGACATGGCAAGCGCACTGCAGGAGCCTCAACAGGGATGACTTTTTGAGATTAGGAGTTGGCATTCAGCGAGTTAACGTGAAGAGTTTGTATGCTCCAGCAGGTAAGCGCACCACAGTTAGCGTTGAGACAGTTTTTTTGAGGATGACCCCAGATCGCAGAGATCAGTTCATCAGCTGGGCAATGGAACATGTGGGAGATCCAGTAATGGCACCACCACAGGTTAAGCGCCCAGTTCAGACAGCCCAGACACCACAGCCAACATTGGCACAGCCCATTTTGCAGCCCACAGTAACGATGGCAGATGTTTTAGATGGAGATGATGATTAGCGATAGCGATTAACACTAACAGGGCACTTCAATTGGAGTGCTCACATGAGGGTCAGTGGCTTTGGTGATTTCCAGTTATCACTTATGCCGACACACAGCGATGCTGTGAATGGAGGCAGTTATGACACTTTTGCATTTTTTGATGTTATCAGACATTACTGGCCGGGAGATTAGTCATTGGACTTGTGACTTTTTGGATTTATTAGCGATTCAACACACTTTAGGATTCTTCGAGCATATTTGTGACATTGCAGATGGTTTGGATATAGATTTTTTATTTTAACTTTAGTTACGATAACTTTTGATGTCGGTATAGGTGATAGCTGGAGACCAGTGGTTTGGAGGCCAGCTATGTTTATTTTTTGAACATAGGGCAGGCCACAATTGATTGTTTGCATGATTTCATGTTATCATGATTTCAATCATTCAATCATGGGGCACCCCATTTTCCGGTTTTGAACATAGTTGGGTGGTAGTGGTGGTCTTTAGGTGGTTGTTATCTTTATTATTATTTTTTTTTATATATATTATTCTTTTTTTTTTATAATAGTAAGAATATAATAACTAAGATCATCTATAACCAACTATGTTCACGGGCGGTGGTGGAGGGTGCCCCATGATTTAAAACATCAAATCATTTGGGATTTTGTAATTGGGATCAATTAAAATTCATTTTATAACCATGTGATTTTATTGCATTTTATTACGAAATTAATTGTTGACAATTCGCCAATTCAATGATACCATACAATTCAAATTGAACAATTGTCAACAATTAAACACATGAAAGGATAACTAATGCAATTTGATCAGCAAAAACAGTTAGGTAGAAAAATAGTCCACATGGTATATGTAGCAAAGAATGGAATTCCAGTTAAGACAATTACAGAGCTTTTCAACAGTTACTCTGAAATTGTCATTCTTTGCAAATTAAATGAATTGAGAGATAATCAGATAATTGACTTAGTTCAAACAGATACAGATGTTTTAGCTGTTTATAAGCCAGTAGGTGAAAGGATCTGATATGACAGAATTAAAGATTCCAATACAAGTCAATCTGAGTGTGTGCCAGTTCGCACAAGGTCTTAGTGCTCTGAAGAATTTAGGTGTTCCTATCATAAGCAAAAGTCAAGCTATTGAGAAAGCATTTGAGTTCTTCATGGCTAATATTGGTAAGAATGGAACTACATTCTCTGAATCACTGGCTCTTGATTATCTCAGCCAGCAAGGATTGCCAGTTTTAGCTAAAAACAAAAGGCATAAGAAAATAGTTGATATGTTTATGTGTGATAGCAAAGGATCACAAGGTATTATTGTGCCTTTTGAAAGCAATCCTAATGCAATTATCAGTGAAGATGAAGCACTTAAACAGCAAGTTCTCAGAAATATGCAAAAGTGTGATAAACTCTACAACGATATGCACAAAGATAGCTGTGATCCAAAGTTACCAATTAGTGAAGATGATAGGATAAGATGCAAACAGGCAAAGGGAATTGAGATCTTCCCTAATGACATCACTCCAGAAGATCTTGACAATTATAACAATTATGCCAAAGATTGCAATGCAAAGGGAATCACTCCCGCCAGCATAAGTGACTTTTTGTCTGGTAATGTTAAGATAACAATGTGAAAGGAAAAGAAAATGAGCAAAAAGATTGAGAAAATCGACAAAGACTTGAGGAAGAGAATAACTGCCAGAATCAGAGCATCACTTGCAGATGTAGAACTGGCAACAGATCTGGATGAACTTTTTGATTCTCTTGAAAACCTCATAGATGAAACTTCAACAAGTCTTGATGAAGTAAATGAAGCAATGGATGAGGCACAAGGGATATAACCAGCGAGCATAGCGAGCAAGTTATTGTGGCTTTAACCGTGAGCAAGTTAAGTTGGCCACAATAACTGATTTTTGGTAATAACTCTGTTCATTTTTTAAACAAAGGAGGCCAAACATGACTCTAAAACAATGGTGTGAAGAAGAGCTCGAGATTCCGCTGCATGATAGTGTGGAATATTGGGAGATGGTTCTTGATAATTTGCTTGAAAATCCTGAATGGCATGTAGAGGATAATTATGAACTTTGATATTGGAATACAGTTATCTGATGGCTCTGTGATAACAATCCCTTGCATTTCAGATGATAGCAAGTCTGTTATAATAGCAGTTACTACTGCTTTATCCGAGCGCAATATAGATATGTCACAAGTAGAACTAATTGATATCCTTGAAAGGATTTAACTATGCTCTTAACTGATTACCACGCACCTTGTGTGCAAAACCAACTCGGCGCTGATTACTATGTCGGCCAGATATTCTGGCGAGAACTTAAAAACGAGCTCATAACAAGCGCAATCATTCTCACATCAATAGCGCTGTGCATTTTGTTCTCATAACATCTCCCCAAATCCTCAAGCTGCCAAAACTTGAGGATTTCAAGAGATGCTATTAGGCACTCATAACTATGTTCAATAATTAAACAAAGGAGATCATTAAATGAACGCAAGAAAGTTGGCAGAAGAGTATGAAAACAAACTCGCTGGCTTGGTAAGTAACCTTTGCCTGGATACTGATTATGAGGATATTTATGACACTTTAACCTACTTGCGCAATGAATTAATCGACATGATAGATGAAGTAAATCAACTATGGGATGAATCACTGGAAGATTAACCAAAGGGAGGATCCGGAAGTGCAAATTTGCTGGCAATTAGAGAAAAAAGACATCTTGGCAAAGTGTCCTCTATATCGCAAACCACTAAAAATAGCAAGCCCTTACCGATATCAAAGGAATGGCAAGCCAGTGGTTTGGACAAAAGAGCAAATAGCAACCCTCACAACCTCAAAAGGAGCTAAAAATGACCAGACTTTGTAAAAAATGCGGAACTTACCCTCGCCAACTTGTCGCTGATAAAAGTGCACCTAGTGTGCAAACTGGCAAGTTCATGTTCACCTATCCTATGTATGAAGAAGATAATTGCTACTTCTGCACAAAGCAGAGCAAAAAGCTCTTCGACCTACCTTCTGATTTCTTTCACAGAGGTAACTTCGTCAACTCTCACAATGATGGCAAGAACAAACTACAAGCGTGAAATAATCTAACCAAATCCACTCACATTTCACAGTGTGAGTGGATAAAAGGTAAAAAATGAGTAAGAAAAAACCAGACTACTCTAATTTCCAAGCTATCATCTCTGTCGATGGCCAAGAGCGGGTGCTCACATTTAGGGCAAAAGGAATAACTGGTGGCCTGCAAGTAACCATACAATCTCTTGCAGGTGACAAGATGATCCCAGTTGTAACTGTAAATTGTGAGGCCAAAATAAATGGAACTAACATAACAAGAGTTTTAGCCAAAGATAACTTAAAAGTATTTGTTGTGGAAACCTGATGATGATAAAATCCCTTAAACTATCTCTGCTGGATGAATGTGAGATCTTCTCTTGTGGAGTTGATGATGCTACAACTCTGAGTCAAATAAAAGAGGAAATTGAAACTACAATAGCATCTCTAACTGAATATCTAAATCAATTAAATGAAAGGAACAAAGAATGAACTATTTAAAACGCTCTATCATGGCTGTGGCTGGTGTTTGCTTATTATCTGCAAATGCTGATGCTTACACTAAAAACCTCTATGCTCAACATCCTACTTATCCACAATACAACATAACTTTCAAACCTAGTTTTCTCCCTTATCCTTTGAATGATGAAAATGAAGACTCTGAGGGCCAGTGCTCTATCTGTTGGCACTCTAATTGTTGGGACTTCAATTATTCTTATGATGGAAAGAAAACATTCTACATTGATGGAATTGGGGCTATTACATTTTACAAAGATAAAATCTATACGCCTTTCATCAACGTCCCTTTTGAAGTCATAAAATAACCCACCTATGTTCAAAAATTAAACATAGCAGTTCATCACCCTATCTCGAATTGCTATGTTTAGTTGGTGGCCATAGGATGTATGCAATATATATGCCAAACAAATATGTGATTTTTTGGTCATAAACCATTGAAATCATTAATGAAAATAATTGTTGACATGGCCATTAAATGATGTTAATGTGTGTTTCATCAATGGGAATTACCCATCAAATGCCAATAACGGCAACAATCTGTAAATTGAAAGGATCTGAAAAAATGGCTAATATTGACGTAGCAGCTAAAAAGGGCGATCTCGAAGCGACAATCCAGTATGACTTTGGCGACAATCTGGATGATGCAATTAACAAGTTTGGTGGAGAAGTGGTTTTCAGCAACTTCGTCCAAAGTGCCAAAATCTCCTTGCAGGCCCTGATGCGCACAAGATTGGAAAAGGGCGGAAATGTGCTGGAATTGGCTGAAATCTGGAAGCCTGGTATCCAGTTGCAGCGATCTGCGGTTGATGTCCTCGCTCAGGCCAAAGCAAAGTTTGGCAAAATGACTCAGGAAGAACGCCTGGCCTATCTGGAAGCATTGCAAGCAAGTATGTAATCGCTATCACCAACTAAGCCCACTTAGAGAGCAAACAATAACCAAATGTGCTTATTGAAACAACTCTAAGTGGGTTTTCATTATGGACAAAAGTACAAAAATGAGGGAGATCTAAAGTGCAACTCGCAAAAAGATCTGGTATAATGCTCTGCAATCCTTTGGATGAACGCAAACTTGCAAAGTGGCAACCTCCTTACATCTGTCAACCAAAACTCGATGGTGAGCGTTGTAGGTCAGTGGATATTGTTGAGGGAACTAAACTCCCTTGGCCTGTCATGCTATCATCCAGTGAGGCTATTTTTCGTCAAATACCTCACATCCAAAAAGCTCTAAATGATTTCCACCTATACAACCCCGGAATTGAGCTTGATGGAGAACTCTATGCACATGGCTTGAGCTTTGAGGAAATCCATTCTCGGTGTGCAAGCAGTCGCATAACAACTCACGCTAACATTGGTGAAATCGAGTACCACGTTTTTGATCTGATTGATGAGTCTAAAAATCAAATGGAGCGGCTTGTTGCTCTTAACAATCTTTACTTTATCTGGCCTATCGTTCGTGTCCCTTTTGCTCTAATTTCATCACTAACTGAAGCTATGAGTATGCTGGATCGCTATATGGCTATGGGATATGAGGGGATTATCTTGCGCCACTGTGAAAACATGTACCAGCGATCTCGATCTCAATTGTTAATGAAGTTCAAACCTGCAAAGGAAGATATCTATGAAATCGTGAGTTGGAAAGAAGAAACTGATAAAAATGGCTATGGCAAGGAAACAATCGGTGCTCTTGTTTGCAAAGGTGAAACTGGTAACATATTCTCTTGTGGCTCTGGCCTGACAGATGAAATATCTGCCCAACTTTGGCTTGAAAAAGAATCACTTGTTGGTCGTAAACTACGTGTTAAATACCAGCATCTAACTCCTGGCAAACAAGTCCCTCGGTTTCCAGTTTTTGTGGAAGTTGTCTAATAACTATGTTCAAAAATTAAACATAGGAGGCTAAAATGACAAGAAAAGAAGCTCTTGACAAACTTGAAAAAGTCTTCCCTGGCGCTTACATTGATATATCTGAATGTAGTGCCATCCGTCCAATGCTTGATGTGAAGTATGTTGACTACTATCACATCCTGGTCGGCGGAATGTCTTTTGATTCAAATAAGTCTCTCCTTAATGCTGTGAATGAAGCAGTTAAATACAAAATAATGGAGATATAACTAATGAAACTTCGTGAATATGTGCTGAATGAAGGCCAGAGTGAGCAAGTCCTAATTCGCAATGGCATGACTATGACTTGCCCTGAAAAGCAACGCCCCTGCTCTGACCGATGTCCTTTCTGTCATATTGAAGATAACAAAATCATTCTTGCCTGTAGAGCAAGTCACCAGTATTATTTCATCGACAAGGATGAATAACTATGAACGTTTATATAGTAAACAAAAGTTGCCATGACTACAGCTCTGCTGAAAAGTTTGGCTCTCTGGTTTTCATGTCAAAGGGTAACCTAAATCGCTTCGACTGCGTGGCTATGTATCGCAAGTTTGGAGAATCCCTTGACCTATCTGAGCCTGGTGATTATCTGCTGCTAAGTGGCCTGGCTATTATGAACTCCATTGCTTGTGCCTATTTTGCTAACCTGCACAAACGCCTCAATCTGCTATTGTGGAACGCTAAAAACAAAGAATATATTGAACGAGTAATAATCCTTTAAATGGAGAAAACAAAGTGGAACTTGTTCTTGACTCAAGCAAAATAAATGACTTTCTAAAATGCCCTCGCTATTACATGTATCGCCATTATCTTGGCTGGCAAAGTGAGACAATTTCAAATCACCTTGTTTTTGGCTCTGCTGTCCATGTGGCTCTTGAGCATCTGCTGCTGAATGGCTATGACAACAACAGCATCATGGGTGCCTTTGATCTATTCCTGGCTGAATATCGCAAAACTTTTAGTGAAAGCCAAGATGAAATCTTCGAACCCAAAACTCCCCAAAATTTCTTTCACATTTTGAATGCTTATGCTAACAACTACAAACGTGATCTCGAAAACTTTGATGTCCTCTACACCGAAATAGCTGGCACTGTGGCTATTAATGGAGTTGACTCTATCGCCCTACGGATGGATTCAATCCTTAGGGATCGCAAAAGTGGAAAAGTGTTCTCCCTTGAACATAAAACTGCATCCAGCACCTACTTGTGGGCTGAGCAATGGTTGTTGAGTGTGCAAGTTGGCACTTACACCCACGCACTAAATTGTCTCTTTGGTCAAAACGAAGTTGACTGCATAACTATGAATGGTCTTTTTATTTCTAAAGCTAAAAATAGCTGGAAGGATATAAATGCAACTGGCAGAACTAAGAACAAACTCCCTTGGGAATTCATTCGTGAGCCTATCGCAAAATCCAAAGACCAAATGCAAGTTTGGCTCTCACGTATTAACTGGATTTTTGAAGAAATTAAGTATCATACTTCAATGGCTAATGGGCCTGATGCTCTTGATGGCGAAGTTCTCGGCTACTTCCCTATTAATTCTTCTGCTTGCCTTGATTACGGCAAACTTTGTATCTTTCATCCTTTCTGCATTGCTTGGCCTAATCCGCTGAATAGGTGTGGGGATGTTCCTATGGGATTTGTGAAGGAATTTTGGGATCCTTTGGCAAAAGAAGCCAAGAAAACTATTGCGATATAACTATGTTCAATTTTTAAACAAAGGAAACAACAATGAGACCTACTTTAAATACCTACAACATAGATGTCTTAGGTGATTTTGTTGAAGAAATTGAGAATAGAAACAAAGAAATCACTGCGATGAATAATTATTGTAGTCAGCTTGAAGGAAGGATTCTTGAATTACTTGTGCGCATGGAAGAACTGGAAGAACTGGAGGCAAGAAGATAAAAGCCTACATAATCCAAGACTTTCACTACACTCACAATCGTAGCGGAGAAGAACTTTTTGATCTGGTTTTGATAAGAAAGAATGGCCAGAAGTTCTCTTGCTCATACACAAAAGATGAACTTAAAATAATCTACAAAACAATAGCCAATTTTCTTGGCCTCAATCCTAAAGTGGAAAATGAAAATGAACGATGAAAAGATGCTGAAAATAAAAGCGGAGGTTGCTAAACTTCAGTCAATGTACGCCGAGGATAAGAGCAACCATAGCTTCAATTGTCTATTGCTTGGTGAAAGCGGCAGTGGAAAGACCTTCCTGATGAGAACTGCTCGCAAGCCTGTCCACATTGACTCTTTCGACCCTGGTGGTGCTAAGGGCCTTGATGAGTATATTAAAAAGGGTGAAGTGATTGTCGATTCTCGCTATGGCAATGAAGATCCTAAAAAACCCTTTGCTTTCGAGCTTTGGAAGAAAGAAATGGCTAAGCGTGAGCAACTTGGCTATTTTGAAATGCTTGGCACTTATTGCCTCGATAGCAGCACTACTTGGGCTGAATCTATCATGAACGAAATCTTGAAGCGTGCTGGCCTGGCCGGTGCTGCTCCCCGCTTCACCCATGACTATAACCCACAAAAGATTGAAATCCGTAACTGGCTACGTGAGCTACTCTCACTTCCCTGTGATTTCATCCTAACTGGCCACCTGGAAAGCTACAAGGATGAAGTAACTGGCGGCGTATCCTATCGCTACGCTACCACAGGCAAAGGTGTACAAACTATCCCTCTTCTCTTTGACGAGATCTGGGTAATGAGCCCAAAAAGTGGCTCGAAAGGAGTTGACTACCGAATCCTCACTCAATCAACTGGCACCTATGTTGCCCGTTCTCGGTTGGCAAAGGATGGTCTGCTGTCGCAGTATGAAGAAGCCAACATTAAAGCGATCTTAAAGAAAGCCAAAATCAACCATGAAGACAAAACAATAATCTAAATCATCTAAATGAAAGGACCTAAAAATGACTATTCTCGACCTTACCTCTATCAACCTGTCTGACACATTTGAACCTACTGTCCTGCCTGCTGGATCAGAGGCAAAACTTCGCATCATCAACATAATTGAGGGGACTTCGAAGAAGGGAAATCGCTTCATTATGCCCTTCTTTGAAAATCCTGATGACCCATACTTCAAAGAATTTGGCAAGTATCTTGAACTCCCACATGCTGGCATGGAGCCGAAGAACCTTAACAAGTCCAAGCTCGACTTGATTAACTTCTTCAAGGCTTTCGACATCGACACTACGGCAGAGATTGATCTTGAGGCAATCAAGGGATCTGAAGGCTGGGCTATCCTGGGTGTAGGCAAAGATCAAGATGGCGCACCAGTGAATACTATCACTAAGTTCATGTAACTATGTTCAATTTTTAAACAAAGGGTGGGATGGTTACTATCGTGGCCATCTCACCTATCACCATTTGGAGACAATGCAATGGCAGCTGAATATTCACCTCGACTTTCAATTGACCTAACTGAAGACCAGCATAACAAACTAAATCGCATAATGATTCAGCATGGGATGAAGAAAATGGTCTTTGGCCTTATCGTAGATGACCTGATAGCTATGTGTGACCGCTTTGGGCCTGGAGAAGTAATTGGAGCTTTCACCACTCGTGTGCTATCACTTAATGAAATCTGCAAACTCAACCTAAAACCACGTGAAAATCGTGAACCTCATGGGAATTAGCTATGGCAACAATAGACAACCTATGTCTAAGCATACTTGAAATGCCTCGTGATCAAGTAATGGCTCTTATCTTGGAAAGGCGCCAGAATTTGCGCACTAAACCTGACAAACAACCATCCAAGGCCAAATCTAAGGCTAAGCCAAAGACTATAAATCTTGAATCTCTTATAAATGGCATGAGCAAAGAAGCAAAAATGAAACTTATAGCAGAACTTGGAGCTATGTGATGCAACTTTTAAATATTCCAATTAAGAATATAGTTTTTGGCGAGCGAAAGCGTGAAGATTATGGTGACATAGAGGACTTGGCGCTCTCAATTAAGCAAAAAGAACTCATAAATCCCATAACTGTCACAACTATGCCTGATGGTAAGTACAAACTCGTGGCTGGTGGACGCCGTTACACTGCTTGTGGCTTCCTTGGCCATACCGAGATCCCTTGCAGAGTGTATGACAAAGAGCTAACTGAGCTCGAACTCAGGTCTATTGAAATCGAGGAGAACATCAAACGCAAGGATTTTACTTTCCTTGAAGAATGTCAAGCTAAACGGGACCTACTTGAAATCCAAAAGGCTATCCATGGTGAAAAGACTTCCACTGCCCCTGATGCTAGCGGAGTATCTATGCGTGACATTGCTTCTGTGCTTGGTGTTAGCCCTGCAAGCCTGTCGCAAGATATCAAATTGGCTGAAACTGTAGCCCAGTTCCCTCAACTTGAATGGAATAAGTGCAAAACTCTT